CTGACTCACGATGGGCTATCCGAGTTGTAGATTTGTATAAGGCTGACATAGGGATGAGGTCATCTCCTAAGCGGTCACGCGATGCTGATCCAGCAGTTGCTGTTACACGTAACGTAGCAAAAGACGTTGCTGGCGAAGCAAATAGAGACAAAAAAGTCTGGAAAGCTTCTGAAATTGGTCGAATGAAACCTTGGGAATTTGAAAAGCTAGAAGCTGAGTTAGATTCCGCAAGATCAGAAGGCCGTATTGATTACTCACAATAATACCACTATCTCATAAGGAAGGGTAAATAAAATGGCATTTCCAAGCACTGGGGGGTATACCAACCTCCCAAATGGTAACTTTACTCCAGAGATTTTCTCACAGAAAGTCCTGAAGTTTTTCCGTCGTGCTTCTGTAGTAGAAGACATCACCAACACTGACTACGCTGGTGAAATCGAAAACTACGGTGACACAGTCCGTATCATCAAAGAGCCTACAATCACTGTCTCTGCATATTCTCGTGGCGCAACTGTGTCTCCACAAGATTTGGCAGACGATCAGACTACAATGGTTGTAGACCAAGCAAATGCTTTCGCATTCAAGATCGACGACATCGAAGAGCGTCAGTCACACGTTAACTTTGAGGCGTTGGCTACTTCTTCAGGTGCCTATTCTTTGAAGCGTAAGTATGACGCAAACGTACTTGACGCAATGGCGACTGAGGCCGGCCTAAACGGTGAATCAGACGCTAGTGTCGATCAAATCACAGGTATCGGTACTCTTACCACTCCTCTTGACCTCTCAGGTGCTACCGGCGGAGACGCGGCTGTTAACTTGATGCTCAAGATGGCTCGTGCAATGGACGACCAGTCTATTCCAGAAGAAAATCGTTTCTTCGTTGCTCCTCCTGCTTTCTATGAAACTCTCTTCAAAGCGGGTTCTAAGTTTGCCGAAGTTCAGGTAACAGGCGACGGCACTTCTCCATTGCGTAACGGTCTCGTTATGCAGGGTAACATCGCGGGTATGGCTTGCTACAAGACAACTGCGTTGAACGATGCAGGAACAGACATTATCACCTTAACTGGCTTAGGCGCAGGTGAATTCGGGGTTCTTGCGGGTCACATGTCTTCTACAGCAACTGCTTCGCACATTGCAAAGACAGAAGTTGTACGCGACACTGGAACTTTCGCCGATATCGTACGTGGTCTTCACGTATTCGGTCGTAAGGTCTTACGTCCAGAAGCTTTGGTACGCGGCGTCGTATCATTCTAATGCTTGGGGGCCTTCGGGCCCCTTTGCTTTACGTGAACATCATAAAAACATACGAATGGTGTTGACATAAAGCAACTACACCTTTAAACTCCCGCACAGGGCCCTCCGGGGTATACCCCACATGACCATTGCAAAGTTTAGTAGAACCAAGTCCGAAATCATTGCAGTGTCTGTGGATGATACACCAGCTACTCTGTACACGTGCCCTAGTAACTCTAAAGCTCACATGAGCTTGCTCTACATTACCAATGCTTCTTCTAACTCTTCAGACATTAATGTTGTTTGGTATCGTGCCGCAAACACTACTAGTTACTTCATTATTGGAGGTAAGAACTTATCTCAAGGAGAGTTTATCAAGTTTGATGGCTCGTTTATTGTACTTGACGCAGGTGATTACATAACAGTAGAAACAACGGGCACGTCGGGTAGTGGTATACCAGACACTGACGCCTTCTGTACTGTCGAAGAATTCTTTGTACCCGTAGGAGGATAAGTTGGCCGGTGATAAAACGAAGATGGGTGGTTACACAGAACGGTGGTCAAGAGCTCGTATGGCGAGTGGAGGAAAGATCTGTGCAAAGGGAATCGCTTGGGCAAAGCGGACTTTCGATACCTACCCTTCAGCCTACGCAAACATGGCCGCCTCAAAGTACTGCAAAGACCCCAACTACGCTAAAAAATCCAAAGGTAAAGACTGATGGGCGAACTAGCTAAGTGGAGAGCTCAAAATTGGAAACGCATCGACAGCGAGGGTAACATTGCAGGTGAGTGCGGAACATCAAAAGACACAGAAAACCCTGACCGCTGTCTTCCTGCAAGTAAAGCAAAGTCTTTAACGAAAGAGCAAAGACAGGCTACTGCACAAAAGAAAAAGGAAGAAGGTAAAAAGGGTAAAACCGTTGTTGCTAATACATCTGCCGCAAAGGTAAGACAGAAAGCGGCAATGGGTGGGTACACACAACGATGGAGCAAAGCACGTGGCGGTTGAATATCGTGGTGAGAAGTTCTCCGGCTACAACAAACCGAAGAGAACTCCCAATGGTCCGAAGAAGTTTGCAGTACTCGCAAAGGTAGGCGACAAGATTCGCCTCATTCGTTTCGGCGACCCTAACATGACGATCAAGAAGTCTGACCCTGAACGTCGTAAGTCATTCCGTGCAAGACACAAGTGTGACACCGCAAAAGATAAACTGACCGCAAGATACTGGTCGTGTAAAAACTGGTGATTCAATGGATTACAATACGAAAGACCTCATCAAACAACTCATTGACCACGAAGGCTTAAAGCTCTTCCCCTACCACTGCACTGCCGATAAGCTAACCATCGGCGTTGGGCGTAATCTCGAGGATCGCGGTATTTCTGAAGATGAAGCGGCATATCTTCTCAAGAACGATATCGAAATCGTTGAGCGTGAGCTATTGGAGGCACAACCTCTCGTATCTATGCTCGACCCAGTTCGACAACGTGTATTGGTTGATATGGGCTTTAACCTCGGCACTCCGACACTTATGAAGTTTCAAAAAATGTGGGACGCTATTGAGGATGGGGATTTTGAAGAGGCTTCTAACCAAATGATGCAAAGTCGTTGGGCAGAACAAGTAGGCCGGAGAGCGGAACGTTTACGTGACGCTATGCTAACTGGTGAATGGGTATAACAAGGTAAAGCAATGAGCAAGTCAAACTATCTCGAGAATAAACTTCTTGACCACGCGCTCGGTACAGCGGCATTCACTGCTCCATCGAACGTTTATCTAGGTCTTTTTACATCCGACCCCGCAGATGATGCTTCGGGAACCGAACTTTCGGGCAATGGTTACGCCCGTGTAGCGGTAACCTTTAACGCCTCATCAAGTGGGTCGGCAACAGGGCCGACATCAACTACAGAATTTACAGCAAGCGGAGGTAACTTCGGAAATGTAACCCACTTTGCAATTTTTGATGCGCTAACGAGTGGTAACATGCTGTTTCACGGGTCGCTGACTTCAGCAAAAACAATAAGTGACGGAGACACCTTGCGTTTCGCCGCCGCATCCATAACAATTACAGAAGACTAATGGGGAAAACAAATGGCTTCTCTCGTATACAATAAGGCAATACAATCAGCGTTAACAGGCAATATTGACTTTGATACCGATACTTTCTACATGATGTTGGTGACTTCGTCTTACACACCTGACAAAGACGCACACGAAGACCGTGCTGATGTTACAAACGAAGTAACAGGTACAGGGTACACTGCGGCAGGACAAGCTTCAGCGGTGACGGTTACACAAGACAACACTAACGATCGTATCGACATTGACTTTGCGGATGTGACGTGGACAAGCTCTACGATTACAGCGGCGGCGGCAGTTTTGTACAAATCAACTGGTACAGCGGCAAACGATCTTCTAGTTGCTTACTTGGATTTTGGGGGTGATGTATCATCAACTTCAGGAGACTTTACGGTCAGCGTCACTACTCCACTACGTTTCGCTAACTAAATATAGGGGCAACACATGGCTTCAATTACCACGAGATCGGGCAAAGGCTCTGCACTCACTCACACAGAGGTCGATAATAACTTCACTAACCTCAACACTGAGCTAGGTGGTAAACTTGTCGCCGCCTCTAACTTATCTGATGTATCAAGCGCAAGTACTGCGCTGAACAATCTTGCTGGAAACGGCGATGTAGACTTTGGCTCGTACAAGATTCTGTACTCGAATGTCTACACTGCTGAAGTCGATCTTCCGTCAGCCGCAAGCTATCACGGTATGTTTGCTCACGTTCATGGAACTGGCTCTGGTTATTACGCTCACGCGGGTAACTGGATGAAGCTGGTCAACTATGACACTTCTGGCAACGTCACGATTTCAGGAAACCTCACAGTCTCTGGCACGACCACAACGGTCAACTCATCGACTCTAGATGTTGCCGACATCAACATCACGATTGCGAATGGGGCCGCTGATGCCGCCGCCGCCGATGGCGCAGGGATCACTGTGGACGGCGCAAGCGCAACAATGACCTACAGTTCGGCAAACGACGAGTGGCAGTTCAACAAGCCAATCGCGGGAACGTATCAAGAACTACATCCTGTCGTCGGCACAATTACCACAGCGATTGATATGAACAAGCCGTTTATGACAGTGACTCTTTCTGCGGCCACGACGTTCACTGCGACGAACATGGCAGAGGGTCGCGTCTCGATCCTCAAGTTCAAGCCAGCAAGTTACACACCGACTTGGCCTTCAGAGATCAATTGGGCAAATGCGACAGAGCCGACATGGGGCGACTACAACACTTGGGTCATTTCCCTTGTATGTGACTCTGGTACTGACATTTTAGCTTCAGCCACAGGACACACAGTCTAATGGTTTTGCCGATTGGATTTTCAGCAGGGCGGATATTAGCGGACTCAGGGCCAGCAATCCCCGATCTGACGGGTACTGGTCACTATGTATACAGCCGCAATGGAGCCGTCGAGTCGATAGAGGATGTGTACTTCCGTTCTTCTACTATTTTTGTAGCATCACGAAGTGGAAATCAAACCATAACCGTAAGCTCTTATAGTACCACTACGGGTTTAATGAATTGGTCTAAGGATTATTCATTGAATAGCACTGGGACAGGGGTTTCTACCACTAGTTATCAATTTACTGGCGGTAGCGTGGCTTTTATTCGGAATGCACACAGTGGGACGTATGGGTATCTGACTGCTGAAATTTATCCAAACTCTAGCACTAACGATACATTTGTTTTGGTGTTCAACAAGAGTACAGGCGCGCACGAATCAAGTGGTATTTTCCACAACAACAGCGGAATACCGCTCAACGACTTTGAACCCCGTCAGTCCGTAATCGTGTCACATTATCCATCGCCAAGAATCATAATAGCCATGAATTACGATGGAGCTTTTTTACAATGGCGAGGCGGGACTAATTGGGACTATATGCAAGCGGTCGGAAATAATGGGTCAGAAAGACCTTTAGGTACGTCTGGGAGTTATTTGTTTTACGCATACTGGTATAGCGGAAATCTATACCTAGTAAGACGATCTTATTCAAGTAACGATACTCCAAGAAGGCGAGAAATTGATTTCAATTTTACAAATTCATCGGGGGGGGTTTTAGGTGGATTTGTAAGCGGCACTAACGTAGTTGTTTTTGGATACGGAGCAACTCAAGGCGGGCCGTATCATGGTTGGATATATTCAGACAACACAAGTTTCAACGCAAGCAACAACCCTGTCGTTTGGGATGAAACAAGTTCAACAATTTATAATGCGAGAATCGCGCATGACAATAATGAATGCATAATGGCATGGGATAGTGGATCAACAATGGATGTGATCCAAACAAATCTTAATCCTAGAGTCAGTGGTCATGTACAAAAACACGTTACTATTTCCGGAAACAGCGGCGCTGGGCCTTATCGAGGCTATGTGGAGAACAACAACGAATATATGTCAAATGATCTTTTGCTTGTAAGAACACAACCAAATTACCCCGGCGGCATTATGCAACTTAATAAAGATGATTTTAATGCTTTTTCTGGAACTCCAACGACAGTCGGGTCAGCCGCCAACTATACAGTTACTGATAATAGCTCAAGCATATCTACTAATTTTTACAATAAAACTGCTACAAGACAAAACGCCGCCAATTTTACTACAAATAGACAGTTTACAACCAGTGCAACGGGTAACGCCGCCACTAACGTAGTAACTACGGCAGATACATCAGACACTATGCTCTTAGAATACGCAAACTAAGATAGAGGTAACGTATGGCAACAATTGTAACTCGATCAGGTAAAGGCGACGAACTCACATTTGCGGAGATGGACGCAAACCTGAACAACTTAAACAGCGACAAGCTAGAAACATCGAACAATCTGTCTGATGTCGGCAATGCGGCAACAGCACGAACAAATCTTGGGGCGGCATCTTCTGACGATGCCTTGGCATTAGCAATAGCGTTAGGATAGACAAATGGCAAACACATTCAAAAATGCGTTCTCAGCCTCAATCGGAACAAGTGCAGTGGATGTGTACACAGTGCCATCGGCAACAACTAGCACTATCATCGGAGCGAGTGTTGCGAACATCGAGTCATCTGCGGTCAACGTAGACGTAACAGTCACTGACACGAGCGGGACGATCACGGCACATCTGGTCAAGGGTGCGCCCGTACCTGTAGGTGGTGCGCTCGTGGTCATCGGTGGCGATCAAAAGGTTGTCTTAGAGGCAACAGACAAAATCACAGTTACATCAGACACAGCATCTTCGATTGATGCGGTCATCTCTATCTTGGAGCAATCGTAATGGCGTATATCGGAAAAGCACCAACACCAGTACCTCTAACGAGCCTCGATATTGCTGACGGGGCTGTGGCTACGGCTGACTTGGCAGATGGAGCAGTTACGGCGGCAAAGATTGATGCGCTGACTGCGACCATTGCAGAGCTAAATCATGTAGATGGCGTGACATCTGCGGTACAGACTCAGTTAGATGCAAAGATGACCCCTTCATATACGGGGGATGTAGATGTCACCGGCGAGCTAATTGCTGATTCGTACAACGAAACTTATGCGGCAGTCTCTGTTTCTTCAAACACGGTCACAATTGACTGTGAGGCTGGCAACGTCTTCAGTGTCACCCTTGACGACAACGTGACGACAACAACATTTAGTAACCCGCCAGCTTCTGGTACGGCCTACGCATTGGCTCTTCGCTTAGTGCAAGACGCAACCGGAAGTCGCTCATTCGCATTCCCCGGTACGGTGGATTGGGCGGCGGCAACAGCCCCAACGATCACTGCTACTGCTAATGGTGTTGATTGGTATGTATTTAGTACGGTTGATGGCGGAACGACTTGGTATGGGTTTACGGCTGGACAAGCTCTGGGGTAGTACATGAGTAATTTTTCAAAGCTGATGCAACAAGCCGCCTCTGGTGTTGGTGGTGGTGGTGACTACCAAAACGATGCAAATGATTCAGTTACTTCATTGTGGATTGTTAACTCTGTGGGCGGTGAGTTTTCTAATGGACAAAACAACACAGCACAAACGCTAGCAGTTAAATCAGACCATACCGCTATTGTCGGGCATAACGATGATAATCAAGTAGAGTTTGTTGAGGTTGCAACAGATGGTACAGTCGGCACTCAATTAAAACTAGATGTAAATCAACGTAGTTATGCTGGCCTCGCCCTTGACCCGTTTGATGAAGACTACATTTATTTAGGTGGGGAAATTAGCACTGGCGGCACTCAATATGTTATGAAGTTGCAGTCAGATTTGAGTTCGACTACTCCAGAGTGGCAAAAACTTTACAATATTGCAGATATGGGTGCGTTAGATTCTTTTAATCCTCAGTTTACCGAAGGTTATATCTACCAAATTTTTACGGCAAACAATCCTCGTGTAACAAGGCTAGTTCGTTACGACAGAGACGGCAACAATGTTTCAGCATGGGAGATAACGTATGATGGCGTTTCTCATTCGGGAAATGTTTACGCTTACGCAATATCAGAAGACGATAGTACCTTGTATTTTTTAAGTGAATTTAAAAATGATGATATCTTTCGCATTATAGCAATAAACCTAAACAATAATACCAAAAGATGGGCAAAACAAATTTCTAACGGTGATCTTACATCTGTTCGTGCGGCTGTAGATAATTCCGATAACGGTCTAGTCGCAGTCATCTATGAAAATGCCACGGATGACAGTCATGTTATTAAATTTTCAGAAAGCGACGGTACAATCGAATGGCAAAATACATTTGGTGATGGCACTACTGATAGACACATGATTGATGGAATTAGGATTAAAAAAGACGGTAGCATAGGCGCGCTTGCAGGTTTTAAAAACCCTAACCCTAACGAAAATTCCGTCTTGTTTACTTTCGACCCAAGTGACGGAACTTTTTCATCTAATATGTATTTTGTTGACAGGCCAAGTGGCGATTCGACTAGATTTTTTGGTGGTAACAATGACCCGTATATTCTGGGAGACAGGATTTACCACACATTTTATAGTTACAGTACTTCTTTTCCTAATACTTTTTCTTCTTACACTCTTAAAGCGGACACCACTATATCAACAAACGATGCCGCAACTTCAGTCGGCACGTTTCCGGCGTCAAAGACCTGCGATATAGAAATTATTAGTATACCGACTCTATCCACTACCCTATCATTTACTACGGACACTGCCAGTCTTTCGATGACTTCTGTCAGCACGACAAATATGTTAGATACCAACAGTACAATTACTGTATCCACAGACAATGAAACTTACTACACAGAAAACTGGAGAAGCTAGAGATGTATGTAAAGGCAACAAACGGCACAGTCGATCAATTCCCCTACACGATTGGACAGTTACGCCGTGATAATCCAAACGTAGGGTTTCCAAAGCGGGTCAGCGATGAGTCGTTAGCTCTCTATAATACCTATAGGGTGACTGTCGAGGATATGCCGAGTTTCGATGCTCGGACTCAGAAAGTCACACAAAATGCGGCTCCAACACTAACTGATGGTGATTGGTCTGTAGGTTGGACTGTTACAGACAAAACGGCAGGGGAAATTCAGGACTACGACGACAGAATGGCGGAAAACGTGCGAGTAACGCGAAATCAAAAACTCGCTGAAACTGATTTCTATGCGTTGTCGGATGCTACACTGTCCACAGAGATGGCTACATATCGTCAAGCACTGCGAGATATTACGAGCCACGCTAACTTCCCTAATCTGCAAGACGCTGATTGGCCGACAAAACCATAGTAAAATATAAGAAACACTTATCATTTTAAGGAGTAACCTGTGGCACTTGTAGTCAAAGATCGCGTTAAAGAAACAACCACAACCACTGGCACAGGAAGTTATACCCTTGCTGGTGCGGCATCTGGTTTTCAATCTTTTGCTGACGCTTTGGCTGATGGCGACACTACTTGGTACGGCATCGAAGACGGAACGAACTGGGAAGTGGGGCTTGGCACTTGGGATGAGTCCGCAGGGACTTTAGCTCGCACGACCGTTTACTCTTCTTCTAATTCAGGTAGCGCAGTCAACTGGGGTGCGGGGTCAAAGAACGTCTTTATGACGCTTCCGGCAAGCCGCAAGTCAACGCTGACAGTTTATCCGACTATTGATGATTTGCCTTTAACAGGTGACGTGTTGGAGGGCGATCAGGCATATGTCTCAGGCAACAACAGACTGTACCTTTACAACGGAAGCGGCTGGTACAACATTGCGTTAGTTAACACAACACCGACAGTCAGCGGGAATAACGCAAACTACACTTTGGCGACAGACGGAACAGCAACTGTTGTCACCATGACAGGCACAGATGCCGAAGGAATTCCGCTTACATGGTCAGCGACGACAAGTGGCGACACAAGCGCGGCGACTGTTAGTAGTTCAGGAAACGTATTTACAATTACGCCATCTACGGACACCGCCAACGCTGGCACGTTAACTGTCGCGTTCAAAGCATCTGATGGAGTCAATGTTGGGTCGTCAAGTTCTGATTTTCTTTTAGCGTTTGTATCGGCTTATTGGCCGAATGTTGAGTTCCTTGCTGAGGCAAATAGCACAGACGGTCTAGATAACAGTGCGTTTATCGACAGATCATCAAATGCTCACTCAATTACAGCAAGCGGAGATGCAACGCAAACGGCATTTCATCCGTATTTGGATAACTGGAGTGTGGAGTTTGATGGTAATGGTGATTACCTATCTACACCCAGCGATGCTACTCTTGGACTTGGCACCGGAGATTTTACCTGCGAATTTTGGTATTACCATGCTAGTAGGGCATCAACTGATACGATGCTTGCGCCATCAACATCTAATTTAAATGTTTATATTAATACGAGCGGTACACTTGGTTATTATGATGGTGCAGTAAGAAATAGCTCTCAAACGGTTCCGCTGAACACTTGGTCGCATATTGCGGTCGTTCGGTCGTCATCAACAATCAAGATGTACTATAACGGCACCGAGGTACTGTCACAAGCAAACTCAATCAACTATGCAACTACATCGTGGTTGATTGGAGTAAACAACACAGGCGGAAATGATTGGGCGCACGGATATATTTCTAACCTCCGCATAGTCAAGGGAACTGCTGTATATACCTCTGCTTTCACACCATCAACTTCAAAGCTGACAGCAATCTCAGGTACATCGCTTCTGACTTGTCAAAGCAATCGCTTCATTGATAACAGCACCAATGCTCACACGATTACAGCGAACGGAAACGTAGCGGTTTCTGCGTATAATCCATTCGGGCAAGGTTCTGAGTATGCCGTAGGGGAGAATAAGGGGTCTGCGAGTTTTGATGGTACCTCGCATTTATCCATACCTGATGATTTTAATTTAAATGATGTTCACACTATTAGTTTTTGGGTACTTCCGAATCAAGTTTCTGCCGCAGAAAAACCAATATATAAACTATATAACCAGAGTAATCCTTTTGAATGCAGACAAACCACTAACGATTTAAAAATTGCTGTTGGTTCTGAGTGGACACATACTGTATCAGATGTATTTAATAGTGGAGAGTGGACTCATATTGCCATAACTAAAAATGGCACAAATAGTAAAGTGTTTGTAGATGGCGTATTAAAAAATACTGCAACAAATGCTAGAGATGGATCATTTAATTCATGGTCGGGAGCTAGAATTGCATCAAACCAAACCGGCTCCTACAGATTTGACGGGATAGTATCTGACTTTAGAATAAGCACAACTGAAGAGTACACCTCAACCTTCACACCCCCAACAGCACCAGTCGGAAACACCAACGCATCCCTGTATCTTCCAATGGATAACGCAGGAATCTTTGATAAGACCGGAGTCAATACAATTGAGGTGGTGAATAACGCCGAGTCAGATACCGCAATCACAAAGTTTGCCTCATCGTCGCTGAAGTTTGCGGCGGCAACCGACTACATTATTGTAGAAGGACAGATCAACACTTCATCAGATGATTTGACGATTGAGGGGTGGTTTAATCTAGATGCTACATCCGGCAATGTTTATATGTCAGGCCATAACGTAACTTATTCAGGTAATAATAATATGTACCAGTTAGGTTTCAAAGAAGGAAAACCTGCATGGTGGATCGGCGGTAGTGCGTATACTGCGACCGACGCTACGGCATTTAGTACAGGAACTTGGTATCACGTTGCTTTTGTAAAAGAAGGGAATGACTACGAAATCTTTGTAGACGGAACATCGGTCAAAACATTTACAAGTTCTAATGCAATAAATTCCTACGGCTGGAGACTTGGAAATAGTTTTGATGGAGGGTCTTCAGGCTTTAGGGGGTATATTGAGAACTTTCAAATATTGAGCGGTGTCGCCAAATACACAGCAAACTTTACCGCTCCTACGGCAACCCAAGGTCGAAGCAATCAGGTAGTTAGTTAAATGAGTTTCGGCACTGACATATATGGCTCCCCCTTTGGAGCGCCAGATGTCGAGCCAATCGATGCGATTGCTTACGCCCAAGGGGTCGTTCTTTATGTAGCCGATGACTTCGTTGAAGATGGATATACCGTCGATCCAATAGAAGTCAATGTTTCTACTCCTGCTGTTCTTGCGATATTTACAAGATCAGTAGATGCTCAAATAAGCGCTCCCACAGTTAGTGTCTCGGCGGCAGAGCCAACACTAACTGTCACTTCAACAGCTCATACTCAAGGTGAGCTACAGTACTTACCTAACGGATACTTACCCGACGGTTACTTTAAAGAGCCTCAGAGAGTTATCGTATCCGCCCCCGTAGTAACTGCGGGGCAAAGAGTGACGGTAGTACCGCTAGCAAACGAAACGTATGCGGATGTTGACTACGTACGTCCAGACTACTTTGACGACACCTTAGTTTTACTATCCGTTACTCCGTCGGAACCGACCGCTCGAATCGCCGCCTCTGTTACTGTTGGTGCTATACCTGCCGTTACGGCTACCGTTTCCGAATTCTCTTTGACTGTCGATGCGGCCATCTCTGCGGCCGCCGGCACAGTTTCTGTAAATGCTCCTATAGTTTCTGTTTCAGCTTCTGCAACAATTTCGACGAGTGCAACAGAATCCGTCATTTCCTCTCCTTCGGCACAAGTCAATCTCACCACGTCGGTTTCTGCTGGTGATGTAGCGCTTTCGCCGGCGGAGTCTAGCGCAACTGGAGACGCAGTCGCTACCTTCGGGGCGCTTTTGGTGGACGCCACCGCGCCGAGTGTTACCCCATCGGGTACCGCCCTCGCCTTCAATTTACCAACAATTGCTGTCACCTCCTCCCCCTCCGCAAGTGCAACGGGTGACGCAAACGAATCTCCTCTCGCACTAGACCCTGTTTACCTTTTCACTCCGTCTGTTTACGAAATCGCAACGGAGTATCCCAACGCAATTCCTCACGTCATCGTTTCTGCTCCAGAGCCTACGCTCAGTGTGTCAGACTCCGTGGATGTTGTTGTTGGCACAATCACAACGTCGTCTCCCGTCGTCACAACGGCGGTTGTAGCGCGTCCAAATTCAGATTCTGTTTCTACCACACTTCCTGTTGTTTCCCCGACGGGTGGAACGGGCGTAACAGCATTCCCTGAACCTCTCGAATACTACGTCGATGAAAACTATTGGGACCTCGGTTACACCGTCGATCCGCTTGCCGTTATAGTTGCGGCCACTCCGGTTATCTTAGCGTCCGTAAGTGATTCAGGAAGTGCCGCACTCCCCGAAGTTACAATCACTACCACCACAGCAACTGCAAGTGGAGACGCGGTCGCTCGAGGAGGTTTTCATTCCTCTTACATCGCGGGTCAGTACATTGCAACTGGCTACTTTGCGCTCGATTCCGCGGAAGTCGTACCTCTCGACGGTTTCGCAACCGCAGAGCAAATCGTTACTTTTGACGCAGAATGTAACCCCATCTTTGGAACGTCATCTCTTTCTGCGAGTGCCGACAAACTAAAAGACGTTAGCGGTTCAATTGTTTCTTCGTGCTCCGTCTCTGGTTCCGCAATTGATGTAGGTACGGGCAGTGCAAGCGCTCTTTGTTCTTCAACAACTTCAGCTACTGCCGTCTCCACTTTAATTGCCAATGCTAATGCCATTGGTCCTGACTTTTATGTGGAGCGTGAATACTGGGAATACGAGTACGCGGAAGGCGACACCAACGTAATTGCCGTTACCGCTACGCCTACAAAACTATTTGGAGCTGTAGCGACGTCTCAAGGCTCGACAACAGTCAATTCTGCCGCTACAATAGTTAGTACAGGAACTACCGCCATATCAGGCACTTCCGTAGTTTCTGGAGCTGGTCTCCGAGTATTTAATCCCACAGGGTTAAGCACCGGAGAAAGTGTTGTTACTGCGGTAGCACGGCAGACGCACGTAGTTGAAGGCACGTCTGATGGAAGCGCCTCCATTGACCTCGCGTTTGGCTACCGTATTCCCTTCATCGACCCTGAATTACTCACGCATGACAGGATCGTATACGTGGCACAAGAACCTTCTCGTGTTTTTGTCGTAGCAGAAGAGTACACCCGAATCATAACAGTAGAACAGCCCCCTACACGTGTAGTTAAGGTAGCATAATGGCTTTTAGATTTCCTGACAAAGACCCGAGTGAGAAACTTGACTTTACGGTTGATTGGTCCCGTTATTTAGGGGCGCTCACAATTATTGATTTCCAGTGGAAGATTATTGACGCCAGCGGTGTCGAGTATGATTTCAATCCGGGGAATGCCTTCGAGAATGGTGCAGTCGTACTAGCAACTTCCGAAACAACGGGTCTTGAAAACGCCGGACAATCTGTGACCGACACAGAAGTTACAATCATCCTAGACAAAGGAATTAATAATTTAACATACGAGCTAGTGTGTCAGATTACGACCTCCGTGTCGCCGTCTACGGGAGCGAGCATCATAACCGACCGTAAGGTTAAGATAAAGGTAGTGGAGCGCTAAAATGGCATACACGTATTTAACTCTTGTAAACGACGTAGCTCGACGGTTAAATGAAACCGAGATAACGTCTTCAAATTTTGACGAGGCCGCCGGCGTTTACAACGCAATTAAAGAAGCGCTAAACTCATCGATTCACCATATCAATCAAGCACACTTCTTTTGGCCCTTTAATCACAACAATTCAAAGACAACCCTTACCGCAGGGCTTTCTCGGTATTCTATTCCTGACAACGCCAAGTACGTGGATTTCGGGTCATTTCGCATCAAAAGAAACACGACCTTAAACGTGGGGCAGGGCAAAAAGCTCGAGCAAATTACCTACGAAGAATACCTCAGTACTTACGTGGATCAAGAATACGAGACGGACGCAACGAAAGGACAGGTCCCTCGTATGGTTGCACGTACCCCTGATCGAGAGTACGTCATAATTCCGATGCCAGATAAAAACTACGACATCGAATATGAGTATTACATGGCACCAACGGACCTCGAATACTTTGATGACATCCCCACCATTCCGGAAAATTACAGACACGTTGTCGTAGATGGGGCTATGTACTACGCCTACCTTTTCCGTGACAACGTCGAGCAAGCAAGTATGATGCTTCGCAAGTTTGAGGCGGGAATCGCACAGATGCGGTCCATTCTCGTAAACGAATACGCTTACTTTAGGGCAAACTAATGCCAGATCGTTGGAGTACATATCCGATTCAATTCACGGGAGGCTTGGTTTCCAATGTAAGCCAGCTCGCTCAAGGGATTCAAACCCCCGGATCGGCCCGCGTTCTCAACAACTTTGAGCCTGCTGTCGATGGTGGATACCGTCGCATCGAGGGCTTTACAAAGTATGACGACGCGGTAGTCCCCGGAACGGATAACATTCGTGGGGTCTTTTTCTTAGCCGACACAGCATACGTGGCGAGAGATGACTCACTGTACTTTTCCGGGGGTAGTGGTTGGACGGAGCTAACAGACAACGCGACCTACGGATCAGCCGGTATTAACTTAGGAGCCGGTGGCAACATTTGTCGGTTCACATCGTTAGACTTTGACGGGAACACCACACTGATTGTAACTGATCAGGTCAGTAAACCTTTCCGGTACAAAGCGGGTGTGTTTAGTCAGTTGACGGGAGCGCCGTCTGAAGCGGCAGGAGCTAGCCACGCAATCGAGTACAAGAACCACTTGTTCCTTGCGAGTGACTCCAACTTAATATTTTCCGCTCCTTTTGACGAATCAGACTTTGCTCCCGCTTCTGGGGCCGGCAGTGTTAACGTAAAGGCACGTATTACGGGGCTCTTACTCTTCCGCGAACTGTTGATAATTTTTACAGAAACCAGTATACTTAGTCTTAGCGGAAACAGTATTTCTGACTTTAACTTACAGCCCATCACACAAGACTTGGGGTGTGTTTCAGAAGATACGATTCAAGAAATTGGCGGTGACGTTATATTCTTGGGCCCTGACGGGTTGCGGTTGTTATCGGCAACTCAGAGAAACAACGACTTCGGTCTCGCTGTGGTGTCTAAAGTCATTCAAAAAGAGGCCACTGATTTCATTCGATCTCATTCTTCTTTTTGTAGTGTGACTATTCCCTCAAAGTCTCAGTACCGTATTTTAGGCTTTAACTCAGGGTACACCCCCGATGCAGGGCGGGGGATAATTGGTGTGCAGATGGCGACTCAAGGCGGCGAAGGCATGTCTTGGTCGGAGACTACAGGGATATTTGCTCGAGTCGCAACGTCTGTGTATTCGGATCGAGACGACGTAATCTTATTTGCGAACACAACGGGGTATGTGTACCGCATGGAAAGCGGCAACACTTTTGACGGAAATAACATTGAAGCTGACTTCGCAACGCCGTATTTTCCGATTACCGACCCGTCAACTAGAAAAACGTTGTATAAAGCTGACGTATACACGGACCCTCAAGGGGCTTTTACCGTAAACCTCAACGTTCTCATAGACTACCAGCAAGCTGGAGTCATCCAACCTAACACACAGACTCTCGACAATACCTTAGGTAGTTCACTAAATTATTACGACACAGCGATATACGGGTCAGCCGTGTACTCGACGGACCAAGTAAGTAGTCTATTTAAAGTGAATCTTGTGGGCTCGGGCAACGTTTTTTCTTTCCGGTTCTCTTCGGATGATAACTCCGCTCCTTATTCTCTCGATTCAATTTCTATACAATACGCTCAAAATGGTAGAAGATAATGGCAGGATACACCCGTAACGATACCGCAAACAACATAGCGTCCGGAAACGTAATTCGTGCCGCTGATCTCGATGGGGAGTTTGATGCGGTTCAAGATGCGTTTAACGCAACAACAGGGCACACACACGACGGAACAGCAGGAGAAGGCGGCCCCATAACCAAGATAGGCCCCGCCGGAAATATTAGTGTTACAGCACTCTCTGCTATACCCTCGATTACCAACACAATGGACTTGGGCTCCACAGCACTTCGGTACAAAGCGGGGTTCTTTCAGGGTGCGGTAACGGCCGCCGGCGGATTTGTCGGGGATGTAACCGGCGATATTACAGGAGATGTTACAGGAAATGTGACTGGTAACGTCACAGGAAATCTCACGGGTAACGCCACCACTGCAACAACACTAGAAACAGCGCGAACTATCGCTGGGCATTCGTTTGACGGGTCTGCGGATATCACGATAGCAACGACGGACATAACGGGCGTCACGGCTACCTCTAGTGAGTTAAACACTTTAGACGGCATTACTGCTACGACTGCCGAATTGAACTACGTGGATGGCGTTACTTCTGCAATTCAAGCACAAATCGATGATAAGGCACCTCTCGCAAGTCCCGCACTGACTGGGAATCCGACGGCTCCTACGCAATCGTCTTCAGATAACACAACTAAGCTAGCTACCACTGCTTTTGTGCAAGGTCTTGTCGGGGGGGTAGACGCTATCCCTACCGGAATCATCACTCTCTGGTACGGGTCAACGGTCGACGTGCCTTCTGGCTGGGCTCTCTGTGACGGGAGCACTCACGGGTCTGTTACTACTCCTAACTTAACCGATAAGTTTGTTGTCGGGGCGGGTTCTTCGTATAGCGCGGGGGATACAGGGGGTGCCGCAAGTACGACCCTTGCGGAAGGCAACTTGCCGGCGCACAATCACGATGTTACTTCGGGAGTGATACAGCTAACTGGTCTTACCAATTTTGCTGGTGACCACGAGCATAGAATGATCGGGCCTGATGGTAACTTCATTGGCAACAACAGCTTGAATGGGGGCTCCCCAGCCTCGTTTGGCACTTATGAGCCGGAAGCGGGAACAGGAGCCAATCAAGTCGCCAAAGAATACGACACTCTCACAGCGGGTACCCACACGCACACCGTAACGACGAACCTCGACACCACTGACGTAACCATCGGAAATACAGGTAGCGGCACGTCATTCACAAACTTACCTCCATACTACGCTCTTTGCTACATCATGAAGCTATAGGAGAAGTTTGGTGGATATGATGATTTGGAACATTGTTCTCTCTGCCATTTTAGGCTTTGTCGGTTGGTTTGGCGTACAGATGCACTCAGAAATGCATCGCCTATCCATCCTCCTCAACAAAACCCGTGAAGAGATTGTGCAATCTCAACTAGTTACCGCTGAAAAGTATGCACGTAAGGATGAAGTCAGGGAAGATATGGAACGCCTTATGGATCGTCTGGATGCCTTAGACGCTAAGATTGACCGACTCATAGAAGCACGACAGTGATATTTGAGGCTATAGCGGCTGTAAAGATTGCCAACGAAGCTATCGGTGCAATCAAGGAGTTTGCAGGTCACGTATCCTCTGTCGGAGAGATGGGCCCACAACTCACCAAACTAGCCGATGCCAAGGAAGTCATTGAGCAGAAAGCGAAAGACGGTGACATGTCCGCCTTCTTTGAGCTTGAGAAGATCAAGAATCAAGAAGCAGAAATAAAACGTATGTTTATCTACAGTGGTCGTCCGGGGCTGTGGGAGGATTACCAGAAATTTGTCACCAACAGGAAACAACTGAAAGAGAATGAACGCAAACGTATCGCACAAGCTAAGGCCCGTAAAAAAAGACTCATTAAGGAGTGGAGTATTGGCATTGCTTTGTCCATTGCCATTCTTTCTGCTGTTGGGATATGCGTTTACTTCCTATATTGGCTCGTAGTAACTAAGGGTAGTTAACATGTGGATGTTATTCGCAATTGTCATTACCGCTAACGGATACGGCACGATGCCTCAAGGTCCGTTCGCAACAATGGCGGAGTGCTTTGAAGCCCGCGAGTATTTCATAAAAACGGCACCAAAGCCGAAGATCAACTACGACGCTATCTGCATACAAACAAATGTGACAGGTGATTCTACATGATTGGGATTTTATCCAAGATACTTGGCTCGGGCGATGTCATCAAGAAAGGCATGGAGCTGATTGATGATATGCATACAAGCACTGAAGAAGAGATTGCTCAAAAGTCAAAAGCGAAAATTGACTTAATTAATGCGTACGCTCCCTTCAAGCTAGCCCAGCGCTATATTGCTCTCATGTTCACAGCAGTTTTTCTCAGTATGTTTGTACTGGTGCTTGCAATGACTCTTGCAGGCGAGGGTGACATTGATGCTGTTAAGCAGATCATCGGTGACTTCTGGATAGGCGAGATCATGTTAATGATCGTAGGCTTTTATTTCGGCGGAGGTTTAGCAGAATCCG